GTGACCATGACAGGTGAGTTTAAATCGGTCAGTGAGTTCCTACTCGCTAACTTTACCACTCGTGACGAGTTTTTAGACTTGCGATTTTTCGACGGTGAATTGTTAGGTGAAGAAATACAGCAAGACGGTGGTGACTTTTTAGATATATGTGACGGTACTGTTTCGATTACACATGACAGTATGATAGCGCGTGGTCCTGAAACATGGATTTATATATTAATAGCTGTAGCCTTCACTGCTGCTACCATACTACTAATGCCTGAAATACCTCCTTTGTCGGGTCGTGACCAACAATCAGGTACTAATGCATTAGGTCAGTCTAACAATGAGGCACACATAAACCAACGTATTGACGACCTATTCGGTACTGTGAGCAAGCACACACCGTCATTGTGGCAGGTGCCTTACCGTATTGGTGTTAACAACCAAGAAACCGAGATTATGTTTGTTTGTGTCGGGCGCGGTAAATACGACCTTCAAGCTGACAAATGGTATGACGGTGATACACCTATGAACAAAATACCTAACGCTTCTGTGTCAGCATATGCACCACATACACACCCAGGCAGTGGTTCACCTGTTATGCAGATTGGCCCAGCTATTACTGAGAAAGTAGGTATCTATCGTAAATCGAATGACCTTAACCCTACTGACCTCAGACCACCTAACGACTTAGCTAACGCTGGTTTGGAGTGGAGTTTAACTGGCACTGGTTTACCTGCACTTACTGGTGTAATGACAGCTACAGTTATACCTGAAGGATTCGATTTTACAGGCTCTTTCACGATAGGTCAGAAAATATCATTCAGTAACATAAATTACTACGGTGCTAAAATTCAGTCTCAGTTCCTACGATTTGACCAATATGGTTCGCCTAGCCCTACTTTTGACGTAGGTACGTTTACCGAGCTTGTAGACTTGGGTGCGGGTAACTCTATTGAATACACTGTAACCGCTGTCACTTCTAACTCAATTACATTGAGCATACCTAATACAGCACCTGCGAATGTTATATCTGCATGGTCTGCTATGACTAACTATAACCCACCGAAAACACTAATACAGTTATCAGGTCAATCAGGTTACAGCGTGTTTACTGACGAGACTTATAGATTTGGCACTTATAATTTCTTTGGCCCTTGGTTTAGACAAATAGACGCCACACCAACTTATGAGCAAATTGAAGTAACAGTGCTGAGATATACACAGTTAGTTGGTGTACCTTTCGCAAATGGTGTGGGGCCAGTATTTTCACCGTCGGGTGCTACAGAGGTCATACTTAACTTTGTCAGTGACAACGGATTTTACAAGTTAGACGGTAGTGTTGAAAAAGCGATAGCGTGCACACTTAAGGTGGTTATATTCGAGTTAGATAGCTTAGGTGTTGAAACAGGCAACATAACGCCCATTACAGTTAATCATAACAGTAACACAGACGACATAAGACAGTCGGTATTTACTACTTCTCGAATAGTACTACCTTATGCTAACAGTAAAATATTTGTAGAACGTACAACTAATCGTGACAAAAACGAAGGTATCAGTAACGTAGATAATGTTAAGTGGCGTGACTTTTATAGTTTCGAACCAGTCAACTTAACTGACCTTGGCGATGTCACTACTGCTCACATTGTAGTACCTAGCAACTCACAGTCACAACTGGTTAAGAATCGCAGACAGAACTTAGACACGACACGTTTAATCACTCAATACATGGGTAATGGTGTATTTGGTGCAACTGAGTCTTACGCAACCAATCAGTTTGACCAAATACTGATACACAAGGCACTAGACCCTTATATCGGACGTCTGACGCTTGAAGATATTAACGCTGACGGGTATTTACTCACTAAACAATCAATGGTTGATTATTTCGGTGACGACCAAATGTGTCAGTTCGGTCATGTATTCGACACAACTGAAATGACGTTCCAAGATGCTTACATGCTTATTTGTAACGTCGTAATGTGTTTACCTTACGTTCAGTCGGGCATATATGATTTGTTCTTTGACAGGTTACAACCTACGTCATCAATGCAGGTTACATGTCGCAATAAAAAGTTTGAGACTGAAACACGTAAGACAAACTACGATGTAAAGTATGACGGTGTTGAGATTGCTTATAGGGACAATCTAACGAGCGCTAGTGAGACTATTTACTTACCATTAAACCAGAGTGCTACTAACCCTGAACGCATCGAATTAACAGGTTGTACGACTAAACTACAGGCATTCAGATACGCACACCGAGTACGTGAGCGCCAGATACACCAGATTGAAGAAGTGATATTCGACGTAGATGATTTCGGTAGAAACATCATACCAGGTAAACGCATTGACTCACCTGACAGTACCCGATTCACATACCGTTCAGACGCTACAGATAACGGGTATCGAGTGTATGACGGTGAGGTCGTTGACGTAGATGGTTTAAATGTAGAGTTATCAGAGCCGGTATCGTTCACGGCTGGTGAGGACCATTACATAACATTCACTAAGCGCAACGGTGACAATGGCACACCTATATTGTGTACTTTCGTTGACAATTACACTGTTAAACTTAATACTTTACCTACTGAATCAATATACGACGGATACAGTTTAGACAGAACCAAGTTTATATTAGTGTCGGAACAGTTAAAGGATTCTGTAGCTTTGATACCAAGAACTATCGAATTTAACTTAAGTGACGACGGCACCGAAACTAACACGATTACTTCTGTTAATTACAGTAGTAAATATTACATACACGATTTGGAGTTACCATAATGGCTTACACAGACGCAGTACCTACAGTGGCCGAGATTTATCAAGCCAATAAAGGTATTTATGATTTAAACAAATTCACCAATGAACTAGGTTTAACGTTCATTGACAGTGATGGTAAAACCAAGAAAACATTAGTTGGTTTAGTTGATGAAATGTACCTGTCACCAGTTAACGGCGGTGTCTGGGTCGCTGGTCAACAATTTAGTTATTACAATGAGTATATGGTTTATAATGGTCAGGCATACACACCTAATCGTTCTACTACTCTTCCATATACTGTAGGTGTTGCACCTGACTTCGGATTTGTTGAACTAGTTGGTAATACATTATCAATAATTAATCCTGTTATTTCAGGTGTAGAATCAAGGGTGGCGATTAACGAGTTAGACATCAATGCACTGCAATTAGGTCAAGGTTCTGGTGTTATAGGGTACGCTACTCAAGCTATTCTTTATGCTGACTTAACTCCCATTGATAAAGCTATTGCATACGTTACTAACGATACCACATCAACTAAAAATGGTACGTATCGTAAGAGTGGCGCAAGTGGTTCAGGTTCTTGGATTCAGTCTAGTACAGACTTATCTAACCAGGCTTATCAAAAATCGATAGCTAATGAAACGGACCTGTCTGTATTTCGTGAGACTGAGCGTAGTCAAGGTGTTGAACGGTTAGCTGTTACTGAAATGTTACTTAACACTGAAAATGCAGCAATGTCTTACGCTACCAGCTCAGACCCATTAGACCCGGCTAGTACATTTGCGGGTTACTGTAGCGGATACATATCAAAGAAAGCTATGTCGTTGCAGTACTTCACTATTAAAGTTAAAACAGATTTACCGTGCAAGGCACTAGTTCAGATTTACAACAACTCCCCGATGGAAGGCGGCACGTTAACGACTAGCCAACTGATTGAGGTAAACGGTGAGGGTTACTACTCTGTACAGCTAGATACTCCTGTGGCGCTAACAATTGGTCAAGTTTTCTGGATTGGCATCCGTACAGACATCCAGTCACAGACGGTTGTTATGGGTAGACCAAACAGCTTTAACGTAACTCAAGCAAATCACCCAAGTTGGGCTGTTGCTGCTGGTCGTCAATTGTATTGCTTAGTAACTGACAACGGTATTGCGTGGAATCAGCGAGTTGACACTGGCTCTGGCTTGTATGTATTAGATATCAGAGTATTTGATAAGGACGACATGGTTGATAACAGACTTATAGCTAATGAAGCCGTAAACCCAGTAACTAAGATTATTTATTCCTCTGCTGTCAATGTGTCAGACGTGGTTTCAACCACCGTAGGTTATCGCGCTACCGCATTTACTGGCTGGGCGTCTAACTTTAACCGCCAAGCTGCTGAATCATTTAACTCGTTACGTGTAACTGGTTTAAAATCTGGCGAGCTTAAAGATTTAGCTAGAGTTAATTTTTATGTAAAAGACGCATCAACCTTAGCAGTTATTGCATCAGCTGATGTTTATGTTGGTATAGGTGATACTGATTACTCAGATGTTAGAGCTTTGCTTCGTGATGCTAACGGTAATGTGATTACACTGAATTCTGGAAATTTACCAAGCGTTTATCGTGTGGGCTATCGCGGGTACAAAGAAGATGGTTCTTATGCTGTTGTTGGTCACGTGTTCGGCACAGCTACAACATCATTTACGGGTAACAGTTATTACCAAACCACTGATGAATCTTATACAGCATATGCAACATTAATTGCCGTTGAGCGTGTAGCACTGACAGCCCCAGTAGATACCGACTTAATTAAAGTTAAGTTATCAGCACTTCCTGCAAGCGCGGTATCTAAGACTGCACCAGAGCTGTTCTTACCTACCACTATATATGCGGCGCAAGGTAAAGAATTTAATTTCTACTTTGATAACGCTATCGCTCAAAAAGCGAGCGATTACAATGTAAACGTTGAGCTAACAACCGGAGCTAAGCATTTAAAAGAATGCATGAGAATTGCATCTGCTGATGTTGCCGCTGGTACTTATCCGCTTACACTTGAGTATCGCAGCAAAGTTACTGATTTAGTTGAAGCTTCTGCTATATGTAATATTCAGCGAATAGATGCAGCACAGGGCACTGGGATAACAAAAAAAGTGTTAGTTATTGGTGACAGTTTAATTAATGCTGGTGTGATTACTCAGACATTGCTTGATGACGCTGGCGCACCAAATATTACGTTACAGGGCACTCGTGGTACAGCACCTAACTTACATGAAGGCCGTGGCGGCTGGTCTATTGATGATTATACTGGTGTAGGTCGTACTTACTACAGATTCACAGTAAGCGGGGTAACTGTTACCCCTGCAATCAATAGTAGTGGTTATACTGATTCATCAGGTGCTTATTATGTAGTACAGGAAACAAACTTAACAGCAGGTAGTGGCACGATAACTTGCTCTCTATTCTCTGGCACAGGTGGGACAATTCCAAGCGGTAACCTAACTAAAGTGACAGGTACAGGAGATTCAACTATCGCATTTAGCGCTGTAACACCAGTCTCAGGTAATCCATTTTGGAATGGCTCGGTTATAAGCTTTGCTAACTACTTATCAGTAAACACCATTGATACACCTGACGTTGTTATTATTGCGCTAGGTATTAACGATGTGTTTTTGCAGACAGATGACGCAGCCGTTACATCATTGGCAGCATCTAAAGCCGCATTGCTTGATGTGCTTGTTGCATCGATTCACGCTAATAACGCGGCAACTAAAGTGGCTATAGTATTACCTACGCCTCCAAGTGGTCAAGATGCGTTTGGTGTTAACTATGATACTAGTCAAAACTACGCACGAGATAAGCGAAATATTTACTTCTGGAGTAAGGCATTTAATGCTTATTACACAGGTAAAGAAGGTGCCAACACTTATGTGCTAGCTAGCGGTTATTCCCTTGATACTGATAGAGGTTATACAGTAACTTCTGCTGCCGCATCTGCTAGAATTACGAAAGTAATTGATAGACAGAATAACGGTGTACATCCAAGCACTGAAGGCTACCAGCAAATAGGTGATGCGATGTTTTCATTTATAAAGGCTCTAAGTTAATTAAACTAAAACCAATGCGTCCACGAGCTTACGGGTTTCGTGGACGTAATACCCTACATCAACATCACTCATATCTAAACCAGCTAGCTTATTAGCCTCAGTCACGAATTTACCAGCACTAACACCTAGTCGCCTAACAGGTGGAAACTCTGACGGTGGTTTACACTGTACGAACATACCAGACGGTGCTTTAGCCGATTGTTTAACTACACCCGATACTTTGTGACGCCAATGAGGTTTAACGTGCCATGCGTCATTCTGTGCGCTCGTAGGGTCCATTTCTTTAATTAAGTTACCACCACTGTTACTGATGAAATAGCGGGTAATGTTCTGTACCTTTTTACGTTGTGTCGTTATTACTCTACCGGCCACAGTCACAGGTGTTTCTAGAAATAGGTTATCGCTGCGATTAACCTTGGTTCTTAACATAAAGTCTAGCGGATTAGTGACCAGATGCGCTCGAATAAATCGCTCGATATTGTCACCGCGCACTAGTGCTGCTTCCGCTGCTTTAGCTACTACTACACAACTGTGGTTTTTATGCCACGGCAATTCGCGTGTACCTGAGTTCTCTAATGCACGTTCATAAGCATAGGCACCGATACGTTTAATTTTAGGTGGTATTAACTTACCGTCTTTCTCATAAGGTTTAGTTACAGCTAAATAACTGTTAACGTCCCTGATACACATACGGGCATAATCAACGTGTTCAAGTTCGAGTTTGGTTAGTTGTTCCCACCATTTACTAATAGCGTCAGCATGACCGACATATTCGTTAGGGCAAAGATACGTTAGACCGTCCGTGTTAATTTGAACCATTGTCAAACCAGGTATTTTCATTAACTGTTCAGCGAGCATACATAACAATAGCTGACCATTAATCGTGATACTCATTGTGTACTGTGGGTCATAGAAAGGACTGTGTTTGTCGTTAGACTTACCATACACACCGTTCAACGCCAGTTTTAGCATGTTATTTTCAGGTGTACCTTTACCATACGTTTTACGCTGGTTGTATATCCCTAAATAAACCTTGCAAAACACGTCGCTAAGGTGAAAAGGAAAGAAGTTGTTAGCAATGGACAGGTTAGGGTAATAACTCGCAACGTCGGAGTCCCTGAGCGTTTGTGTCGAATTAGGTACAACAACAGTATTGTGCAAACTACCGTGTATCCCACCTGCACCGAAGTCAAACCGGAAACCA